GCCCAGGAGCGTCTCGGGGATGACGAGGCGGTGCCCGTCTTCGCCTTCGACCCACTTGGCGCACGTCACCGGGCCGGAGCGCAGTTGCTCGGCAAGGGCGCGCGCCTTGTTCGCCTCGAAATTTGCAAACGTGCGCACGTCGGCGACCTCGGCGCGGAGCCGCTCCACCTCCGCCGCGACGTCAAGACGGTGCTCGTCCGCCGCTTTCGCCCTCGCCTGGAACTCGCTCGATCCGCGCTGAGCCTCTGCCAACTGCGCCCGGAGTGTGTCGTTGACGCTCCGAAGGTCGGCGCTCGTCTGCGCCTCCAGCGCCGCGGTCATCGAGGCCTCGCGCAGCTGCTCGGTCAGCCGCTCGACCTCCGCCGTGGCGCAGTTGGCGCGCGTCTCCCACTCGGCCGCGAGGTTTCCCAGCCTCTTGAGCTCGTTCGGCTCACCCATCGCTCACCTCCGAGCGCCCGATGTTCTCCAGCACCCGCACCTGAAGCGAGTCGGCAGGTCCGGCCAGCGCGCGGGCCACCGTGTCCATCCCGTGATGGTAGGCGCTCAGAAGCGCCGGGTCGCTCGCGTACCCGCCCAGGTAGTCCGTGCAGCCACGGGCAACGGCAGCGCAGCGCGCCCGCTCCTGTACCACCGACTCGCGCAACTGCGCTTCACTGTAGAGCGGCTCCACGCTGGCGCCCGAGTCCACCTCCAGAGCCTTCGAGAGCACTTCGTTGGCTACGTCCTCGCGCACCACGATCTTCCACGGCTGGCCGGACACCTTGACCATGTAGGCCACTGGCTCACCCATCGCTCACCTCCACCTCACCCCTATCCCGCGGTGGCGCGGCGTCAACCCTTGTGCTATGTACCGAAGCACAAGGAGGGTAGATGAACTGGACGCCCGAACGCATCAAGCAGCTCCGCGCCGAGACGGGGCACACTCAGCAGTCGCTCGCGACCACGCTGGGCATCAGCATCGAGACGGTGCGCGCGTGGGAGCAGAGCCGCAAGAAGCCGAGCGCGCTGGCCAGCCGTGCGCTGTCCGACTGGTCTGGGAAGCTCCCGGTCAAGGCGGGCGGGGTGGCGGCATGAGCACCATCACGGTGCCCGGAGACATCTTCGGGCTGCTGCGGCGCGGCTCTCCGGTGGTTTTCTACCCGGAAGACGTCCGGGGAATCACGATTGGGCTTGTGTCCCGCTCTGGCACGTCGAGAGCGGAGGTGGCGTACCTCAACCGGGGGAACCCGGCCGGGGCGCCTTTGCCGTTGGCTGAGGTTGCCCTTGACCTCACCGACGCCACCGGCAGGGCGCACGCCGCTTGGTGGCTGGCGTCGAAGATGCCGACCGGTCAGCGTCCGCACCACTCGCCCCTTGAAACGACGTCGTGGGTGTCAGGGTCCTTCGGTTGGCTGCTGACCAACATGCGTGAGGGTCATCGTGGCTGGCGGGGCTCGGCTGGCGGGTTGTCGGTGGGCACGATGCCCCAGGTGCTCCCGGCCCTCGCCGACCTCGACCCCAACGACGTCCGACTGCTCCCCGACGGCTCCCGGTGGGTCGATGCCGAGGCCCTCCGCCGCGTGGTGCTCCACGTTGCCGGGGTGACGCCATGAAGGCCGCCTTCCGCTACATCGCCATCCCCGAGGAAGCGCACCGCATCGCCGGTCCTCACCGCGTCATCCCGATGGACCTGTGGGCGCAGGCTCACGGCTCCCGGGGGCGCACCGTCCGCATCACCGAGCGCCAGTGGGAGCCCGAGGTGAGCCGCCGTCACGCGCGCACCGTGCTCTCCGACCTCGTGTCGGCGGGCCTGCTCCTCGTCGCTGAGCGTGGCGACCGGGGCTCCGTGTACCGCGTGGTGGACGCCTCGACAGGCTTGTTCGGTGAGGGCGTGTACCACAATGCGGACCACAATGCGGACCACAACTGTCCCGAGCCAACCAAGGAACCTGACACCAATGCGGACCGCATTGCGGACCACGCGCGCGTTGATCCTCGCGCACGCCCGACCATACCCTACCTTACCCTACCCTCAGACCAAGGTGAGTTGAGGGTAGAGACATCATCTACTGAAGAGACAGTTGTGCCTCTAGCGCACCCCCCGGCCGCGCCTCCGGCGCTGGGTCCGGCGGACCCGGCCACCGAGCCGGACTGGGATGCGCTGTTCAAGACCGTGCCCCTGACCTACGACGACGAGGCGACCGATGGCGAAGCATCCGGCGAAACCGCACTTGGCGAGAACCGCACGTCCTGGCCCTCGGGCAGCATGGGCACGGAGGCAGTGGAGGCTTGCGACCCGGAGAGCCATGCGGCGGGCGATGCCGCGACGGTGGCCGTGGCAGACTACGCTGTGGGCGATGCTGGAGGGATGGCGCCGGAGGTTCTGACCCCGGACGGCTGCCTCCCCCTGGGAAGCGCCACCCAACCGCCACCCGCCACCCGGAAGCGCAAGGCGCGCCCTGCCCCGGTCGGCGACGTCGAGACGCTGTGGGAGGCTTGGCGAGCGCATGGGACGGTGCGCGGCGAGCCGAACCCGCGTCGAAAGCGGCTCCTCCAATCGGCCATCGAGACGCACGGGCTATCCGCCATGACCGACGTCCTCGACGCGGCGCACACCGGAGACGGCGGCTACTGGCGGCATCTCCAAGGGGCAACCGAGCGAAACGACACGCCGTACCTCAGCCCCGAGACGCTGTTGAACGGGCGGCTCGTCGAGCGCGTCGAGCGGGCGGCGCAGTGGGTCGAGGCGGGGCGACCGCGCCACGAGGTGGCAGAGACGCGCGCCGAGGCGAGGGCGGAGGCGTCCACGCGCTCGCTGGCGACTCGGGCAACGATGGCGTGGGACAAGACGATCGTTCCCCACATCGGCAGCCGGATGGACCGCCTCGAAGCGGTGATGGCGGCGTGGGGCGACTCTCCGAGAGCAGAGGAGGCGCGGCGCGCTGTCCTCGGAGGGCTGCGGGAGGCTCAAGGGCTGTCGGCCATCGGGATGGCGACGCAGTTCACCCGGCCAGCGTTGAAGCGCGCGTTCGTGCGCGGGTTCGCGGCGGCGCTGGGTGGGACGGTGAGCGAGGCTGAGCTGTTGGCGGTCGGGTGAATGTCACCGAATGTCGCAACGCGATGACGGACAACGGCGTCGCGTTAGATGACTGGTGTCCGGCGGCGATGCTGACCGGTTGGAGGATGAGATGCTCAAGATGGCGACCGCGTACTGGGACCGCTCCGACGTGAACAACGAGGGCTGGGCCTACCGCCTTCGGTTTGAGGGCGGAGAGCAGGAATCCGGCCCGATGGACACCAGCACGGACGCCAACGGCGAGGCGCTGGACGAGCTGCAGAAGCTCGTGACCAAGGCGGGCGGCGATTGGGACGCCGGCTCCTGGCGGTACCGCGACCACGAGGACGGTTCCTACGTCTGGACGGCGGAATGAGCCGCCCACCCCGCGAGAGCCCCAAGGCCCTCGACGCAGAGCGCGCCCTCCTCGGTGGCCTCATCGACAGCCCCGAGGGCCTCGCCGATGTCCTTGCGGTCGTCCCGCCCGAGGCGATGGCAGCGGCGCCTCACCGGATGCTGCTGTCGTTGCTGCGCTCGATGGCGCAGGAGCAGGCGCCGATCGACCTCGTGACGGTGGCCGAGCGCGTCCGGCCCGCTGAGGGCGCGTTCGGGGGCCTAGGCTACGTCCTCGACCTGCCGTCGCACTGTCCGGCAGCCGAGGCGGTCCCGCACTACGCGCGCCTCGTGGCGGCGGCAGCGCAGGGGCGGAGGCTCCTTGAGCTCGGGGAGGCCATCGCCGAGAGGGCGGGGACCGAGGCGCCCGGAGAGCTGGCGGCGTGGGCGGGCACGCAGCTCGCGGCGCTCACTGGCGGGCAAGCGGGAGGGTGGCGCAACATCGGCGGCATCCTCCGGGGCGTCATGGCGGACGTGTCGGCGACCCGGCAGGGGCGAGGCCCGAGGGTCATCCCCACCGGCTACCCGGAGCTAGACCGGCGCATGGGCGGCGGGATGCGGGCGGGGCAGATGGGCGTCATCGCGGCGAGGCCAGGCATGGGCAAGACAGCTTTCGCGCTGTGCGTCGCGTTGAACGCCGTCAAGACGGGCCTCGGGGCAGTCGGTATCTTCTCGATGGAGATGGAGGCGGGCGAGCTCGGCGCGCGCGTGGCGGCCATTGAGGCGCGGGTGAGCGGCGCTGACCTGCTCCGGGGGCGCCTCCAGCACTCCGAGCTCGTGAGGGTCCAGCGCATTGCCGACGGGATGAACGGGCTGGACCTGTACATTGACGACGCCGGCGGGCTGCGGATGTCGGAGCTGGAGAGCCGCGTCCGGGCGTTGAAACTCCGCTGCCCCGACCTTGCGCTCATCGTGGTGGACTACATCGGGCTGATGAAGACCGAGGGGACGAGCCGACAGGACGGCATCGCGGACATCTCGGGGCGCCTGAAGGCGCTGGCGAAGTCGGTGGGCGTCCCGGTGGTGGCGTTGTCTCAACTCAATCGCAAGGTCGAGGAACGCGACGTCAAACGGCCGATGCTGTCCGACCTGCGGGACTCGGGCGCCATCGAGCAGGACGCCGATTGGGTCGTGATGCTCTACCGGGAAGCCTACTACTACCCCGACAAGCCAGGGCAGACGGACGAAGCCGAGGTAATCTTGGCGAAGTGCCGCGGCGGCAGCGTCGGGACGGTGCTCGCGGACTGGGACGGCCCAACGACCACGTACCGGCCCAGGGCTGACCCGGAGGGCGGGGACCCGATGGATGCGGGCGGGTCGCTGATTGACCAGGTGGGGCAGCCGGGCAAGGTGCGCGAGTTCAAGCCGAGGGGCCGGTGATGACTCAGCGGTGGCGCGAGGGTCGGGACAGCTACCGCCCGGCCGGGAAGCCGATCGACCCGCGGCGGTTCGGCGTCGAGGTGGTGCATCGCGACGAGGGCGCCGCCTTCGTGCGCGGCCACCACTACAGCCGCTCGTGCGCACCGGCTCGCCTGACGGTCGGTCTTTGGCGCTCGCGTGGGCAGTTCTGGGCGCCAGAGCTTGCCGGCGTCGCCGTCTTCGGCGTTGGCATTCAACCCGCGTCGCTGACCCGGTGGTGCGGCGTCGACCCGGCCGCCGGCGTGGAGCTCGTCCGTTTCGTGCTGCTCGATGACGTCGAGGCCAACGGCGAGACCTGGTTCCTCCGGCGAGCGTTCGCCGAGGTCCGGGTTGCCCTGCCCGACGTGCGCGCGGTGCTGGCCTACTCGGACCCGGAGCGCCGCACGTCGCTCGACGGCCGCGTCGTCCTCCCCGGGCACGTCGGGACGATCTACCAGGCCCACAACGGCCGATACGTCGGCCGGTCGTCCTCCCGGTGGCTGTGGCTGGACCCGGCCGGACGCGTCGTCTCAGACCGGGCGCTGAGCAAGATCCGCAACGACGAGCGCAACGCCGCGGGAGCTGCTCGGACGCTGCTGGACGCTGGCGCGCCGCCCCGTCGCATCGGCGAAGACCCGGCCGCCTGGGTGGCTCGCGCCCTCGCTGAGGGTCCGTTCCGGCGCGTCAGGCACCCGGGGAACCACGTCTACGCGTGGCCCCTGGACGGCCGCCGCGACACCGCGCGCGGGCTCGCTGCCGAGGTCGCACCGAGGCCCAAGGGTGGGACGAGAGGCCCGACGTGAGGTCCGGCCGCCCCGAGAACGCCCTCCCGCCGGGCAACCTCGCCTCCGTGTGGGCAGAGGAGGGCTACGCCGAGGCTGCGCATTGCCTCGAGGAGCGTATCGGGCTGATGGTCGACGGTGGCGTCGCGGTCGACGTGGCGGAGCGGGAGGCGCCGCCGATGGTGCGGGCCTGGTGGCGGGGGCTGACGCCCGAGCAGCGCAGGCGGCTGCGGTGAGGTGGGCGCCGCGCGTCCGGACCGTGGAGGATGAGTCTGCGGCGGGACGGCGGGCCACGAGCAGGCGTCACCCGGAGGACAGGGCGGGTCAAGTGTCACGGATTGTCGCTAGGCGATGACGGTGCACGGCGTCGGGTTAGTGGAAGGCACCACCGCGGAGGATGAGATGACCCACCGACTGACCCGAGTGACGACCCCCGACGGACGCACCGTCACCCGCCCGGACGACTGGGCCGCGCCGAGCCGCTCTGCGATGGCGGAGTGGCGCGAGGCATGGGCGGAAGGCGTAGCGCAGGCGCGCCGAGCCGCTCGTGGGCACGCGCGCAACGCCGCTCGACGGCTGTGGATGGACCGGGATTGGCGGGAGCTGAGCGCCGCTGGCTTCTGGGGTGCGGTGTGAGCGCCCCGGAGCGGGACCCGCTGGTCGACCCGGTGCGGGGCGACGTCATCAGCTACGGCGTCAAGGACAGCGATTCGCTGTTCGTTTTGACGGTGTGCGAGGTCATGCCTGCCGCTTGGGTCTTCGCGAAAGCGGTTGAGTTGCACGGCGGAGGTGTTAAATCCGATGTCGTCTCGATGACCGAGTCGCTCAACAAGTGGCGCGACTGGTCGGACTTCTCCGAGATGACCGTTCTTCGCCGGGGTGACGCATGATGGGCCTATCGGTGGACCGCGCGGGGGTCGCTCGCGCCATCGCGATGGCTGGGGCGAGGCACTGGCCCAAGAGCCTCGGGCCTCGCCCAGACGTTGAGGTCGTCAGCAGCCAAGCCCTCCGCGCTGCCCTGTCGGCGTGGGGGACGGCGACGATGGGGCTCCTCGGCAACGACGAGGCGGTCAACGTGGACCGGGCGCAGGTCGCGGCGCTCGGGATGGCGAACGGCGGGGCGCTTACCGGGCTAGGAGCCGCCGAGACGGCGCGGGCGGGTGAGGACAGCGGGTCGGGCACAAGCGGGACGAGAGAGGTCAATGCGCGCGACGGTGAGCAGGCGCGGCCGGTGTTGTCGGCGGAGTCACGGCCGGTGCTGCCCGAGGTGCTGTCGTGGCTGCGGGAGCAGGGCGCTCCCCAGCTCGGCAGCCCCGGACGGCGGGCGCACATGGCGGCGCTCGCGGAAGCGGTCAAGCGCAGGACCGAGGTGGGCACCGAGCGGTACGGCGTGCCGCTGCATTCGCACGCTGGGAGGGACGTGCTGCGCGACCTTGGCGAGGAGCTCGTGGACGCGGTTCAGTACGCGACGCAGGCGTTGATGGAGCTCGACGAGGACGAGAGCGACGACGATGCGGCGGCGTGGCTGGAGAGCGTCCGGTACCACGCGGCTGAGGCCTGGTGCGACCTTCGGCGGGTAGGTGAGCGATGAGCGGCTACTCAAACGACTCAGAGCACCACTGCATCAGCACGGTAAGGCCGCTGGAGCAATCGCCATTGTGGCACCAGAAGGCCGACGGCGTGGCCTCGGGGACGTAGGCGGCCTGCCCGCGCTCGTCGTCACAGAGCTCGACGGCGTAGCCGCCGCAGTACAGCGGGAGCGGAATGCAGGCGGGGGCCTCGGGCTCGGGGCAGTCGACGGCGTCGGTGAGCTGAGCGTCGGTGGTGTCGACGTACACGTTGACGTCGGGGACAGGGGCGCAGGCACACAGGGCGAGCAGGGCGAGACGAGTCATGGCATCCTCCGGGGAGCAGACGTGGTAGCCTGTCGAGGTATTCAACGTGACGCGTTATGGCGCGCCACAGGGCGGGCGGGCGGGCATGTGAAGAGTTTTGGGCCCCCGGGGGTCGAGGTCACCTCGACTTTCGCGCGCTACCCGGCCAAAGTTTTGGCCTTTGCCATGGAGAACGACGTGGCAGTCAAGAAAAGCCGAGCCAAGGCGCCAGATGCGCCGGCCGACGAGAGCGTGCTGGAGAGCTTGATTGTCGAAGCCCGCACCTTGGTGCGCGAGTGCAAGCAGTCGGGCTCGATGACGGCGGCGGTCTCGGCCTTCCGCGCCAAGAGCGAGCTGTCGCGCGAGTTGGCGAAGGTCCGGAAGGACCGCGGCACCGACAAGCTCGACGACCTCGACGCCATCCTTGAGGCGCTGCCGGCGGCCATTGCCGCGATGCCCGAGGCGGCGTTCGCCATCGTGGCCCAAGCGGTGGACGAGCGGCGGCGCACTCGGCTGTCGGTCGCGAGATGACCGGGGCGTCGCTGGTCGCGGCGCTTGCTCGGGCAGCACAGACCGACCCGCTCCGGTGGATGCGTTGGCTGCCGTCTCAGCTTCGCGTCATGCGCTCGTCGCGTCGGGTGCGGCTGTTCCGAGCGGGCAACCAGGCGCTCGGCAAGACGACGTGCGGGCTTGCCGAGGTCATTTTCTGTGCAACGGGGGAGCATCCGTACCGCGAGGTACCGCAGCGCGCCGGGACGTTTTGGGTCATCTGCGCCTCGTGGTCGCAGTCGGTGGAAATCCAAAAGAAGCTTTGGCGGCTGCTTCCAAAGGACAAGCTCCACCCGACCACTGTGTTCTCCGATGCCGAGGGGTTTCGCGGCAAGCACCCCAAGGTGCGGGTGCGCTGCGCCGATGGCTCATGGAGCCTCATTGCGTTCAAGACGACCCACCAAGGGACGCTGAGCCTTGCTGGCGCGTCCATCGACGGCGCGCTCTTTGACGAACCACCCAAATCCAGCGCGTTGTACTCGGAGGTGACGAAGCGCGTGCTGGCCCGTGGCGGCTGGGTGCTGCTGTCGCTAACCCCCGTGGGTGCTCCTGTGGACTGGCTCCGCGAGGCGGTGGACGCTGGGCAGGTCGAGGACATCCACGCGCCCCTGACGCCCGACCAGCTCATCCCTGAGGGCATGACGGAGCCCATCGTCGGCGAGGACGGGCGACCGCGTGACCAGCGGTGGATTGACGACGTGGTCGCGGCGACGTTGCCCCACGAAGTGCCTGTGCGCGTGCATGGCGAATGGGAGATGAAGACGTCTGACCGGTACTTCGATCAGTTCAACCGACGCGCGCACGTCTCGGCCAGCGTGCCCGAGGAGGATATGGACCTGTTCCTTGGGATCGACCACGGGTATCGGCCGGGCAAGCAGATCGCGTTGCTCGTCGGCGTGGTCAACCCTGACCAGGGGCACCCTCGGGTGTACGTGCTCGACGAGTACGTTGACCGGGTCGGTGGATCGACGCCGGAGCAAGACGCCGAGGGCATCCTGGGGATGCTGCGCCGGTACGGCTGGCAGTGGTCGGACCTCGACGCGGCGTTCGGCGACCGCGTCCACATGCCGGGCAGCGAACAGAAGAAATCCAACCGGGACCTCGGCAAGCAGATCGCCGCTCGCCTTCGGGTGCCCGAGGAGGCGCTAAAGCCTCCGCTCGCGACCAGCAAAAAGGGCGCGGGGCGTGGTCGCGGGGCGGTCGAGCTTGGGGAGAAGTGGCTGTATTACCAGATGGTGCGGGACGGCGGCTTCGTGGTACACCCTCGGTGCGAGCGTTTGATTGCGGCGTTGGAGCGGTATACGATGGCTGACGACGATTACAAGGACCCCATTGACGCGCTTCGGTACTCGCTCGACAAGTGGATCTTCCGGCGTTCGACCAAGACGGTGCCGACTCTGAGGGTGATGTGATGATGATTCCGATGCCCTGGGACCTCGACGACGTCATGCGCATCGAGCACTCGCGCCTCCGACGCCGGATGCTGTACGGCGAGTGGCGACAGGACGCCGACGCAGAGATCGCGCGCGAGATCGGCCACGTCCGCAAAGACGCTTGGGGCTCCGCTGACCTGTCGGCCAACCCGTTCAGGGCCTCGTCCGCTGAGCTGTCGACCCTGTACGACGAGCCACCGACGATCACCGGCGATGAGCTCGAAGCGACCGCGCTCACGATGGCAGTCGAGGGCGCCGGCCTGTGGCAGCTCATGCAGCGCGCCCAACGGGACTGTATCGGGATGCGCGAGGTGCTCCTGCTGCCGACGATCGGCGCCAAGGGCCTGATGATCCGCGTCGTCCCGCCGGACCTCGTGTCTGCCGAGGCGTCGCCCGACGAGCCGGACGTGCCGACGTTGCTCGCGGAGCTCGTGATGCGCGATGGCCGGTACGGCTACGACGTGTACGACATCCGAGGCGAGGAGCCGGTATTTTATCACGCCGACGACCAGCGCCGGCCCATCGACGGGACGCGCATCGCCGGCGAGGCGTACACCTGGCGGTACCTCGACGGGACGCCCTACATCCCGCACACGCTGTACCACGCGACCCGCACCGGCCAACTGTTCGACGCCTTCGAGGGTATCGAGCTTGTCACCGGCACTTTGCGCCTCGCGGTGCATTACACCTACTACGGCCACGTCATCAAGAACGCCGCTTGGGCGCAGCGGTGGGCCGCCAACGCTCGGCCAGCCGGCGGCGGGTACGATGGCGAGGGTGTGACGGCGCGCTCGTCGGTCGTGTCCGACCCGGCAACGGTGCTGCTCCTTGAGCCGATCGAGGAGGGCCAGCCGGTTCAAGTCGGGCAGTTTACCTCTCCGGTCGACCCCCAAGTGGTGCTTGAGGCGATCCTCGCCTACGAGCGCCGGCTGATGGCGATGGCGTCGCTGTCGCCGGCGGACGCGCAGCGCGTGGCGGGTGACCCTCGCAGCGGGTTTGCGCTGGCGATCAACAGCGAGCGAAAGACCCTTGACCAACGCAGATTCGCTCCGAGCTTCCGGCGTGGTGACCAAGAGCTGCTGAACAAGATCGCTGCCATGCTCGACATCCCCGGTCAGTTCGGCGTGAAGTACGCCTACGAGGTGGCCGCCGAGGCAATGGACACGCCGCACGTCGAGCAACCAAGCGTCGAGCAACCGACACCACAGGAGAACGCCAATGGCTGAAGAAGAAGACGAGGGCGGCGCTGACGCGCCGAAGACGGTGCCTTACGAGCGGTTCCAGCGTGTCAACGCCGAACGTCGCCAGTTCAAGGAGCAGGTCGAGGCGTTGAAGGCGCTGGAGAGCGCCGCGTCTGAGTTGCCCAAGCTGCAGGCCGAGCTCGCGCGTCGAGATGGGTTGCTCGGGTTGGCTCGCGCTGGCATCCTCGACGACGATGGCGCCGAGGTGGCGATGATGCTTCACGGGCGTCTCCCCGAGAAGGACCGCCCCACGATCGGCGACTGGGTCGCGAGCTTCACGCCCGACAGCATTCCCAAGCCTCTCCAAGCGTACCTCGGTGCTCCTGCCGAACCAGCCAAGCCGGCGGCTACTGCGGTGCAGCCCGCACGCGCAGCAGCGGCCTCGACGGTGACGGCCGGTGTCGTCACCCAGCGGATGGTTGCCGATGCCTATGCTGAGGCGGCCAGAGCGACGCCAGGTGCCGAACGGGACCGGCTGACGACGGTAGCGCGCGAGCTTGCGCAGAGAGCCAAGCGTTGACGTCGCCCGGGGCCTGTGGTACCACCACGAAAAGCCCCGGGGTCGCACCCTGAACCAACAGCGAGCGGGCGAACGGTAACCGTCCCACTCCTGGAGGTTCGCGATGGCGAACGAGATTCTCCTGGCCGGCATCGCCGACCTGACCACGGCCGAAGTCCTCAACGGCGAATACCTGCTGCTCCTCGCCGACCGCAACGCGCTCCCGAACCACCCGGCGCTCATGGACGTCGGTAGCGTCCGTGGCCGCGGCTCCAACGTCATCAAGACGTCGCAGCTCGGGCTCATGGGCTACGATCTCCTCGCCGCCACCGGCGACGGCGCAACTGTGGCGAACACCGCGCTTACCGACGGCGCGTCCAGCGTCACCGTGTCGCGGTACTCCAAGGCCTACGAGGCGAGCGACATCACCCGCTTCGTCGACAGCCAAGGCATCCTAAACGCGCAGACCTTTGCGGCCGACGCCTTCGCCTCGGCGCAGTCGACCCTTGCCAACGCCATCGCCGGGCTCGTGGACAACTTCAGCAACACCGTCGGCTCCGGCTCGTCGGACATGTCCGTCGCGACGTTCGTGGCCGCGCAGAACGCCCTCGAGGCGGCCCGCGTAACCGGCCCGTACATGGCGATCCTTCACCCGGTCGCCTACGGACAGTTCCGCTCCGACCTCGCTACGGCAGTCGGCGGCACCGTCCAGTACATGCTCGCCAGCCAGGAGCAGCTCATCCGCATGGGCGGCGGGTACAAGGGCAACTTCCTCGGCACCGACGTCTTCACGCACTCGAACGTGCTGCTGAACACCGACTATTACAGCGGCATGTTCGGCCGCGGCGCGCTGCAGTTCTCGATCGGCGCTCCCGACGCCGAGGTGGCCGACCAGCTCCTCATCGGCGGTCAGGTCCTGTTCGAGCGCGTTCGCGACGGTCGTTCGGGCCTTACCGCCTACGTCTCGCACATGTTCCTCGGTGTCGCCGAGGGCATCGACGCCGCTGGCGTGACGATCGTTTCGGACACCTGATCCCTTCGTGAGTGGGTCCGGCGGGCGCTTTCGGCGTTCTCCGGGCCTACCCGTTGGGCTCACTCACCCCCAAGGAGAACGCATGGCTAAGGCCAAGATTCCCAGCGAGCAGGCGGCGACCGAAACGCCACAGGCGCAGGGCAACTATACCCCCGACCTTGCCACCGGCGGCGCGCAGGCCCCTGACCCTCGCGTCCAGAGCCCCGGCTGGCTGTGGCAGTGGCACCGCGAAGCGTGGGAGGTCTCCGACGGCCACCTTGTGCCGCGCCTCTCCCGTCTGCTGCTTCAAGCGGGCGTCGCTGGCGTCGAGAAGAAGAACGGCAAGCTGCACATTCGGCAGACCATCGCCGCCCGTGCGGACCGCGGGTGGAACGTCATCCCCCTCGACGTGGCCGGACCTGGGACGAGCTACCTCAAGCAGCACTCGTCGGCGTGCATTCTGCCCTACTGGCTTCGGGTCTACCCCGGCTCGGACGTCGTCGAGTGCGACAAGGAAGCCTACTACGCCTGGGTCAAGCCGCTGATCGGCAAGGTCATTCCCCTGCCGGAGCGGTACGTGCTCGAACGCCTCCGGGCGCGGCTGGACCGCGATCGCAAGGGGCACGAAAACAAGGCGCGCATGTCGCCAGCGGCGGCGGAAGACGCCACGAAAATCGAAAGCGCGATTGCGGTTGTCGACGCGGCGCTGAACGACATCCGGCCCAAGGCGAGCGAAGGCACGGCCTTCACGATGGGGATCGAATGAGCCAGGACTTCCGCGACCACTCCTCGGTGCGCCGGTCGGCTGAGAGCGGCTACGACCGGCTTCGGTCCCACGGAGTCCCGAAAGACGCTGCCCGTCGCATCAGCGAGCAGGCGGCGGTCATCACCCACAAGGCGGCCGATGCGCCGCCGAAGAAGAAGGACTGAACCATGGGACAGCACTCGAAGAACCTGCACAGCCAAATCGCCGCCGGTACCGCGCTCACCAACTCGACCACCGAGACGGCGCTGGCTTCGTTCACCATTCCGGCCGGGACGCTCTCCGCGGGCAAGTCCATCGCCTTTGACGCGGCGTTTATCACGACTGCGGCGCAGTCGACCGACACGCTCACCCTCAAGGTCTACATCGGCTCGACGGCGATCGCGACGTTCACTGCCGAAGACCAGACCACCAACGACGTCAGCGTCATCTTCGGCAAGCTCACCTCTCGCGCGCTAAGCTCCTCGGCGACCGTTGCGGGCTGGGTGATCGGGACGGACGCGGATGCCACCGGCGAGGCCGCTCGTGGGTTCGTGGCGGTGACTGGGTCGCTCAACACCGCCGCCGATCTGGTCCTGTCCATCAAGGGCACTTGGTCCGCGCAGTCGGCCAACGACTCCGTTCAGTGCGAGATGTTCAACGTGATCGAGCTCTGAGATGAGCAGCACCGACACCCTGTACACCGCGCGCCTTGGGTACGAAACGATCCAAAAGGGTCGCGCCAACGTACTCAAGTGCCGCATGTACCGGAGCGGCTCCCTCGTGGCGCCTACCTCCGCGACGGTGTCGGTCTACGACTCGGCCAACGTTGCCATCGTGTCGGCGGCGTCGGCCACGATCACCGGCTCTGTCGCGACCTACAGTCTTGCGGCGGCGGCGGTGTCTGCCTCCGACCTGTCGGACGGCTGGCGCATCGAGTGGGCGCTGACGATGCCCGATGGCGTCGTTCACAACGCCCGTACCGCTGGGTCGCTGGTGTTCCGCCAGCTTTACCCGGTCGTCACCGAAGCGGATCTGTACCGCAAGGAGTCCGCGCTGGACCCGAGCGGCTCCGCGCCAATCACCTCGGCGAGCTCGTGGACGGACAAGCTTGACGAGGCTTGGGCGGACCTGACCGATATGCTCCTGTCGCGTGGCCGCCTGCCGTGGCTGTGCATGGAACCGAGCGCGCTCCGGCGCCCTCACCAACTGCTCACGCTGTCGCTGATCTTTGAGGATCTCTCCTCTCGGCTGGACCCTGCCTACGCCAGCAAGGCCGAGCGGTACCGCGCCGAATTCCGGGGCGCGTGGTCGGAGACGGCTTTTCTTGAGGCCGACGTCGAAGGCGAGCAAGCGTCACCCAAGCGGCGTGCAGCTCGTGACGCGATGCTCTGGACCTGCGGCCGATGATCACCGTCGCAGCCTCGCGCGCGCGCATCGCGGCCTCTCTGGAGGCGCTTACCGGCTGGGCTGAGTCTCGGTGGACCGGGACGC